GTACAAGTAAGGTTGTCTACCAATCGTCGTCGTCGCCTCCAAAGCCAAGATCGGCAAGCTCTTTGAGCGTACCGTGGACTTGCGTAAGGACGTTACCGACAGTTCTTGTTCTTATCTGCGATGGTCTCCTTGAAATATAGGTATCCAAAGCATCAAGTCCAAGTTCTAGTTCGGCTAAGTCTAACGCGAACTCCATTGTATTGCCAGAGGTATGCAGCATGCTGCATACTTGAGCAACTAGCCGTAAACGGTCGCGGAGCGCCTCGACAGGAAGTTGATAATCGGAAAATGCGCAATCGCTCGATTCGTCGGCATGGTTAGTGGGATCATCTGTGTCTGTCCTAGCCCCAAATTTGGAAGCGCGGTTTAACCGCGCGGCTAAGTTTTCGGACTTGTCTTTGATGCGTCGCAAATAGATGTAATCTGCTTCGGTGGAAACGTCTGCTTCGCTCATACCGGCCCATGGTGACTCACCGACGGTTACCTCCTCTTTGAGGAGCGCCCGAGAGTCTCTAGGGTCGTATAAAACAAGCTCGACAGCTGTGACCACTAGTGGTTGGTACCACTTTTGCAGCAGTGACAGAACGGGACTTCTTTCGTGTGCTTTGACTATGGACCGGTCCTGACTGAGTCGTATTAGCATTGGGAAGACGCTTGCGTCTTCCTTAGCTTGAACGATGATGTCAGGCGGTCATGGGGAAATCTCTAGACCATTGACGAAAGTCCGCTTAGCGATTTCAACTGCGCCAACGCCTTCGGGCGGCGGCACAAGAGATTTCGCAAGATTAAGCGGCACGTCTAGGTCCCTGAGTATCCTTTGATAAGTCTTTGCAACGTCCTCGTGGAATATCGCTATATCATCACCTATCATTATGTACTTGGCAAACCAGACACCTTTGGTGCTTGCACCTCAGGATATGGCAGCCATTTGTACTATGACATGGTGACATAGCGAAAAGACAGCCCAGGAGCTTAGTGCTCCCATAGGCTGTCCCACTGAGTAGACGATACCACGCACTCCTTTTGCATCGAACGAACGCTGGGTTACTAACGTGTACCATGCCTTTGCAGTAGGTGAACCGAGTAAGCGCTCTAACAGTTGTCTCTGCAGCAATGCAGGGAATCTGTCCGTCGCAGCAGAGAGGTCGAAACACCAGGAACGGAGACCAACTCCATTTAACATTTTCGCTCGTAGAGCGATCCTGTTATGAGAGAAGGTCCCATCTTGGCGAATCTTCCTCAAGCAGCGATAGGCCCATTTATGAATGGGCTTGAGCGCATCTTGGGTAAACCAATCGCATTGGGCAACAATACGTGTTTTACACCCAGCTGCAGCTATGGTCGCAATGCGACTGTTGCTAAGCAGTTTGTTCTTTGCAGGCAGCGATAGAGCCTTTTGGCGCAGAAGTTCTCTTCTCCTTGACCTTATGTCTTGAGGTGAAAGTGAAGGTGGGTTGGGAATTGCTTGAAAAAGCCGTTCTCCAAAATCCACATCACTAACACAACTTGACTTAGTCTCGGTGTTAAGAGTTCTCCATGCATCCACTAGGATATCGTCGCTGAAGAAGCTGTGCGCGTCGTCCACCACTGTCTCTAATACTGGCCCATTGGGCCCTTTCTTAGAGCTGAGGTGGAATCCAGTATCCACTGGGACGTCCTCTCCTATTCTTTCTGCGAGTAAACTCGCGGATTGATCGAAGAGTCGTTGAAGCCGTCGTCCGAGTCTTCCAGACCATTTTGATGCACCCATTATGGAAGTAAGGTCCAGGGTAGGTTCACATCGGATAAGACGAAAACTTGATAGCACTGTTAAACAGCTGCGTTTCTTGTTAACGTCTTTCCCCGAAAGAGCCGCCTTGAAAGCCTTTAACCGTTTTGGAAAACCATCTCGGTCGCAGGCAATGCTCATCCC